ACCGGATGGCCGCGCTCCCTGCTTTGTGGTTCCCCCCCCCCACGTGGAGTTGTCGCCCACTCAGAACGCTGCGTCAAGCTTCAATATTTGTGGTCCCTGTTTAAGTACTTCGTAAGCAAGTTGCTACTTGCAAAATGTGGGATCCACTACTTAAGAAATTCGCAGACTCCGTTCACGGTTTCCGTTGTATGCTAGCGCTGAAGTACCTTCAGCTCGTAGAAAGTACTTATTCCCCTGATACGCTCGGGTACGATCTAATCCGGGACCTGATTTCGGTTATCAGGGCCAGAAGCTATGCCGAAGCGACCAGCAGATATCATCATTTCAACTCCAGGCTCGAAAGTACGTCGCCGTCTGAACTTCGACAGCCCGTACAGCAACCGTGCAGCTGTCCCCACTGTCCGCGTCACAAAAAGGCAGGCCTGGTCGAACAGGCCCATGAACCGCAAGCCCAGGTTTTACAGGATGTACAGGAGTCCGGATGTGCCTAGAGGCTGTGAAGGCCCATGTAAGGTTCAGTCATTTGAGTCCAGGCACGATGTCGTGCATATAGGTAAGGTCATGTGCATCTCCGATGTCACTCGAGGTACCGGTCTTACTCATCGCGTGGGTAAGAGGTTTTGCGTCAAGTCAGTCTACATTCTGGGCAAGATTTGGATGGATGAGAACATAAAGACTAAGAATCACACCAATAGTGTGATGTTTTTCCTCGTCAGGGATCGTAGGCCTGTGGATAAGCCCCAGGACTTCGGGGAAGTCTTCAACATGTTCGATAATGAGCCCAGTACTGCAACTGTTAAAAACATGCATCGTGATCGCTACCAAGTGCTCAGGAAGTGGAGTGCTACGGTGACTGGTGGTCAGTACGCAAGCAAGGAGCAGGCTTTAGTTAGGCGTTTTTTTAGGGTCAATAATTATGTAATTTACAACCAGCAAGAGGCTGGCAAATATGAGAATCACGCTGAGAATGCGTTGATGCTCTACATGGCGTGTACTCACGCCTCCAACCCCGTGTATGCTACGCTCAAGATACGAATCTATTTTTATGACTCTGTATCAAATTAATAAACATTAATTTTTATTATACTGGCTTGCTCGATCCTGACAGTTTTTGTTAATACATTGTACATTACATGTTCTACAGCATTTACAACGGTATTTATGGAAATAACCCCTAGCATATCCAGGTATTTAAGTACTTGGTAACTAAATACTCTCAAGAAACGCCCAGCCTGAAGGTGTAGGGTTGTCCAGATCTTGGAATCCATCCACCACTGATGTAGTCCCAACGCTCTCCTCAGGTTGTGGTTGAACCGAATCTGGACGGTTTTTATGTCCCAGGTCATGTTGAACGGCAGGCGGTGGTGGTCTGTGATCTTGAAATAGAGGGGATTTGGAACTTCCCAGATAAACACGCCACTTGTCGCCTGAGCTGCAGTGATGAGTTCCCCTGTGCGGGATTCCATGGTTGGGGCAGTTGATGTGGAGATAGTACGAGCAGCCGCAGTTGAGGTCTATCCTCTTGCGCCTGATGGCCCTACTCTTAGCTGCCCTGTGGTTAATCTTGATTGGAACCTGAGTAGAGCGGCTGGTCGATGGTGACGAAGGACGCATTTTTTAATGCCCAAGCCCTTAGTGCCGTATTCTTCGGCTCATCTAGGAACTCTTTATAGCTGGAATTGGGCCCAGGATTGCAGAGGAAGATAGTGGGTATTCCCCCTTTAATTTGAACTGGCTTTCCGTACTTTGTGTTGCTTTGCCAGTCTCTCTGGGCCCCCATGAACTCTTTGAAGTGCTTTAGATAGTGCGGATCTACGTCATCAATGACGTTATACCAGGCATCATTGCTAAAGACTTTGGGACTGAGGTCCAGATGTCCACATAGGTAATTATGTGGACCCAATGCACGAGCCCACATAGTCTTACCTGTCCGACTATCGCCCTCGATTACGATTGACTTCGGTCTCAAAGGCCGCGCAGCGGCAACCAGGACATTTTCATGGTACCATACATCGAGTTCTTCTGGAACTCGATCAAATGTCGATAGACCAAAAGGACTCTCATAGACCGTAATAAGTGTTTTAAAAATTTTATCTAAATTCGCATTCAAATTATGAAACTGCAGGACGTAGTCTTTAGGAGCTAGCTCTCTAAGGATCTTAAGAGCCTCTGACTTACTGCCGCTGTTAATTGCGGCGGCGTATGCATCATTTGCCGACTGTTGACCTCCCCGTGCAGACCTGCCATCGATCTGGAATTCTCCCCATTCCAGAGTATCTCCGTCCTTGTCGATATAGGACTTGACGTCGGAGCTGGATTTAGCTCCCTGAATGTTTGGATGGAAATGTGCTGACCTGGTCGGGGATACCAGGTCGAAGAATCTCTTATTCTGGCATTTGAACTTGCCTTCGTACTGGACGAGCACATGCAGATGAGGTTCCCCATTTTCATGAAGTTCTCTGCAGATTTTAATGAATTTAGGGTTTGTAGGTGTTTCTAGGTTTTTAATTTGGGAAAGCGTCTCTTCTTTGGAGAGAGAGCATCTGGGATAAGTGAGGAAATAATTCTTGGCGTTTATAATAAAACGCTTAGGTGTTGACATGAGACCCGATTGACCGCTATTCAATCATTTATCCCCTATATTCGGGTCTCTATATATACATGAGACCCAAATGGCATAAATGGTAATTATGGGAATATAATTTGAATTTGAAAGCGGCCATCCGTATAATATTTATAATATT